AGAATATATCTGCTTGCATTGTATAAGTAAAGTCTGGTGTTTCGCAAGGTACTGCTATTATATAACTCCGACTCTGGTAATAGACTTCATGTATTTGTCAAGTATCTTATCTACAATAACATTTCCAGTACCGTTCAGAATACTCTTATCAAAGTTGATTCTAAATTGATCAGTATTGTATGAGGTTACGTATCTCATGTAGTAGTCTAACTTTCCACACTTAAGGTCATCCATCAGCATCTCTGTAGCATACTGGATGTCTGGTGGTATTGCACGATACCCCTCATCTAAAACAAAGAGATAGTCGTGACCAGCAGCGAATGTGCCCTGTCTTCTATCATCTGTCCATAGATCTCCTCTAGAGATTGGAACAATTGGCATAGTAGAGTCAATTAGATTAACTGCATCTGGAAATAACTTTACGATTGCTGAGTTATCTAGAGTTACCTTGAAATCATAAACATTATCTGTTGCTGCTAGAGCATCTATGTCATAGACTAATACGTTGTTCTCATAAGCCTTTAGTACTCTGTTTGCATCTCTCCATACTGGCATATAGTCTAGTCCATTACCCACTACCTGCATAATTGACTTGTGGTTATAGAATCCAATACCAGTATAGGTATCAATAAGTGATCTTGCAATCAACTCCCACTTTTTATATTCTCGTATTTCTGTTGCAGTAGTTCCTAGATCATTAGGGTTTGTATACGGACGAATTACATCTAGGTTAGACTCATAAATAATGTGCTCATGGTCAACGTCATAGAATCTAATTAGGAAGTTTCTGTCGTATTGAACCTTGCTGATTGGTAGCTCATAGATAAGTACACCATCTGCATCTGATGTAATGGTTGTCTCTTCTATGGTATGGTCAATTAGATCTTCTACATATACGATATAGTCGTAGTTGGCATCTGGAAGATTCCAGGTTGTAGTTAGTGGATATGGCGGTACTCTTAAAATTTCCATTAGTTTCTGTATGCTCCTGCAACTTCTTCTGGGGTAGCTAGCCTTGTATGTTTATTAGTTAACCATTTTTCAGCCTGAGCTTCAGTTACAATATTATAACCAATAGATAAGCTGCCTACACCATCCCAGTGTAGATTTCTCATAGAATGTATCGCTACCGTTTCAACATTCCTAATGGGTTTTGCTTTAGGAGTCTTTTTATTTGAACTGACAGTTGTTGAGCCAAATGCTCCATCACCAACAGGGCCTAATCCTGGTTGAGTCTTTGATTCTGAATTAGCCATAATGATCTCCTAAAGTATAATTATAACAGATATTAAGCATAAAAAAGAGGGCAGGAGCCTAAGCCCCTGCCCTCCTCTTAAAAGGAACTGTTACAGATTATGAATCTGCTCCAGCATCAGCGAATGCGATTGCATCCTCTTCTTCCCACTGAACGCCGAATCTTACGAATACGGTGTACTCAATGGTGTCCTTCTTTGGCTTGTACTCACGGTTTACAGTGATGTCTCTCTGGAATCCCCATACACGGTTCTGAGGGAATGTAAGGTCTACATAGCCTGCAGGGTAGTAAGGAACTTCCTGAACATCAATTCCGAGAACACGAGTTGTACGTGCTCCACCGAAAGTCTGACCAACGCCATCTAGGTAGTTCTGGCGGTTAGCCTGAGTGCTACCTGGCTGTTGACCAGCGAATGCTTCTGCAACTGCATCAGCAAGGGTACCGTTATTCTTAACGATTCCCTGGAATGCATCTGTACCTGCGTAGAACTTAAGGTTATTCTTAAGTGCACGGTACTTGCGAGGCATTGCAAGAATAAGCTTCTGCAATACATCAGTAGTCCATGCGTTATCTGCAACAGTTACGATTGCTTCATGTGCATCTCCAGTAGTAGCCTTGTTAACAAAACCATCCATAATTGATAGGAATGGGTCTGATCCAGTGCCAGTACCGTTGATAGCTAGGTCTTCAATGTCATTTGCAAATGCATTTGTCATTAGACGAACTAGGTGATCCTCAAGGGCTCCACCTTCGATTCCATCTTCTAGACCTTCAGCAGAAACTTCCCAGTCAAGACGAATCTTCTTGGTTGTAAGCTCTACCTTTGTGAACTGAGCACCAGTGTTGGTGTAGTCTCCGAGTGCCTGTGCGGCAGCACGGATAACACGCTCTCCAACATTGACCTTCTCTAGTTCCATTGTGTTTGCTCGCATAGTTACTCTGCGACCATCCTTGGCGAGAACTGTAGCATCCCAGACGTAGTCGATAAAACGACGTGCCTGCTCTGGACGCAAGATACCTGAACCTGCATCACCAGAAGGATTAACAGCGTTAGCACTTGTAGTGTCACCGAAGTTAGCTACTGGAATGTTCCCGATTGCTCCACCTGTGGTGTAGTTTCCTGGAATGTTTTCGCCAGCGGTTGATCCAGACGCAAATGCGCCTTGACCCTGATAAAGACCAGGAGTTGTTCCTCCTAGTTCACCAATTGTACCTGGCTGGTTTTTAATAATTTCTTGTTCCGACATAATTGTCACCTCCTAAGTGATTTTTTTCTTTAATTAAATAGATCGGCAGTTTTGAGGAAACGTCCGCCCCATAGGGATTCCTCAGATTTATTCATCTGAAGACTTTCCTGTACGATCTCGCCTAGATCGCCAGATTTACGGAAAGCGGTATCAGCCTCAACAGCGTCAACTCTCTTTCCAAACTCGTTAAATACATCCTTGTTTACAGTGACCTCATTTTTTACTGTAGATATGGACTTGTGTAGTTCTGCAATTTGTTCAGCTTGTGCTTGAACCACTGCAGTTAGATCGCTAAAGGCTTTTGTAACGGTATCCTTGATTTCTGCAACTGCAGTCTCAAGGGCATCGTCTGACTTAGATACGTCATCTGCTGGAGCCTCTTCAACAACTTCTTCAGCAACTACTTCTTCAGCTGGAACTTCTTCCACTGCCTCTGTAACTACCTCTTCTGCTGAAACTTCTTCAACTACTGCATCTGCCTCTGGAGCGACCTGTGATTCTTCAACAGCAGCATCTTCAACTACAGCTTCATCAGCTGAGGTCTCGATAACTACATCATTTGTTGTGTCAGTCATAGGACTTACCTCCTTGTTAATCTCAATTGTATTAATGCCTTTAGCACTATCAACTAAGAACTTTATCATATCTGTTTTTTCGTTATCTGTTTTTTCAACGAAACCTATGTTCTGCATCGGTGTACCAGATACTGGGCTTTGTTCAGACTCATTCTCTGAAAGAATTACAACGCCTGATTCCTTATCCCAAAATACATTCTCAATAGCTGTGTCTACGATGTCTCCTGTGACAACGTCTACTCCATCTACCTTTTCAACAGACAAAACATTTGCGAACTGATTTGCTGGGGTATCTACTAGAGATAGCTCTACCAAATCATATTCCTTAATAATTCTAATAGATGAGTTTGTCTTTTCATCATAAGCATCATCATACTTATTCATTCTACCACCAATAGAGAATCCTGACAAGGTTCCATCAAGAACTTTTTCCCATGTGTTCTGAGCACCCTTTGAAACATAAGCAGATACATAGATACCCTTGAAGAATGTCTTTGACTCTGGGTCAAAATACTTATCCTCTTTAAAGGCTACCATCTTACCTACTGCTAATGGCTGGTGCATTTCACGAATGTTGCCACGAAACTTTGAGAAGGCCTTCATAGAAGCATCTGCAGTTACGATGTCCTTCTGACGATCAACGTTGTCTAGGGTTGCAAAACCAGAGACAATACGGCGTTCTTTATCTACCTTAGAGAAGGGCATTGACAGACGAACGTTGTCGCCATCTGAATCCCAATATGCTTTAGCTATAGTCATGGTAATACTATTATAGAGCCCTTTTTTACAATATGTTAATAACTATGTTAATAACTATTGTGAGGCTCTACCCTCTCCCTGGGCATTGCGACCAGAAACGGTTGTAGAACTATCTGAAGCGTTGTTTGATCTCTCTGAATCTCTAGCTCTATTGCCTGCAAGATTAGCTCTTGCATCGGTAGCCTGTCTTGGAGATAACTCTAGAAATTGATCTCCATCTGGGTGCTGTGGCATACCCAAAGCAGTACGAGCTTCGTTAGGCGTCATAACCTTATTCTTTACATAACGCTCAAGAATTTGTGATTGAGTGATTTCATCAGTAAGTGTGAGTTCATTTAGCTTAAACTCTAGCAAATCTGTCTTCTCTTTAATGATCTTGTTAATAGACTTTTCTAGATTACGCTGAGCTGGTCTAGCTACCTGCTCCTTAAAGGTACGGTCTTGAGCAATAGCTGCTGCAATTGCAGATGAGTCTCCACCACCAATTTTTGATAGTGGTACCTGGTGAGCAACTAGGATATCATCACGGTTACGAATACGATACTCATTAAAGGATGCTTCCTGAGTACCAGTCTCAATCGCTTCCATCTTAAACTCTACCTTATTGGTATCTGAGTCTGCTGGCAATGGAATATATAGAGTTCTGTGGTTTGAACCCTTGAGGCTAGTCTGAAGGAAACGGAACATCTTGTCTTCAGCTTCTTCGGATAGCTTTGCACCCTTTAGAGTAATGATATAACGAGGAACACCCTTATTAGTAAAGTAGTCAATGTTATATTGAGAGGCAAGAGCGTCTCCGTGTAGAGAAGAAATAGCTGACATGATATCAGGTACTCCATAGAAAGTGTTTAGAGGAGAGTATTCCTTGTAGTGAATGATCTCATTAGGGCGTGGGTCATTAGTAATTGGATTTAGATTCTTTGCCCCGAAGTTGCGGAAGTAAACAACCTTGTTTCCAATTATCTGAATATATCCGTCACGTAGGCGACGTACACGCATAGTAGTTGCAGGGATATGACCAATATATCCAATCTCTCCCTTTGTGGTTCTGCTTATTTCTAAGTATCCATTACCAGTTGCCTGAACATCAGTGTAGAACTTCATCATGGTGTTTGTAAACGAGTCATCATTATTTAGACTCTCTAGCCAGTCATGTAGCTCGTACTTAGCTCGTTCAATACGCTTACGAGCTTTATCTGTTGCTGAAGTATTTTCTGATGACTCTAGTGCCATCTGAGTACGCTTAGTTGCTTCAAAGTTATAGCCAAGGCCAACAATGTTCTCTACCTTTGCATCAATGGCTGCGTGATTTGCAAATGAGGTATCGTAGAAGTTTGCCAATTCGTATAGGTTCCATGGTGGTGTAATTACATCAAAGATGCCGTAGCCATTACGATAAACACGACCAGGATTAATTTCTTTAGAGTATGCCCCATTGATTCCAACGTTAATTGCTAAAGCACTATCTTGGTAAACGGCACTATTGACATCTACATTATTATATCCAACAGTCGTATCGATAGCATAATCTGCCTTCTCAATACGGTCTGAGCGACGCTTAAAGTTCTTCTCTAGTCCAGCTAAGCCTTTGAGACTTTCCCAATTCTTTGAGAACGGATCTTGATCTTTAAACTGATCTAGGTTTAGTTCTTCTCTTGGTAGACGAACGTCTCTAATATATTGTTCTTCTGACATTAGTCATCACTTCCATACATAGCAATAGTGTCTTTTGCTGCCTGAACAGCACCTAGGTCATTAAGGTTTGGGATCAATCCCTGCTTCATGCGATCAAGTTGCTCCGCATACTCTTCGTCTGAGATTCTTCCCATGCCTGCGTAGAACTCGTATGAGCCCTCTCCTTGGCCTAGAGCCTTAGCTTCCTGCTCTAACTTACGAATCTGAAGTGCGTCACCCCTATGGGACGGAACGTTTAATACGTTTCCTTGTCCATCTGTAAAAGGCTTGCCGTTAGCTTTCTTCCAGATGTAGATTCCCCAGTCGTAGTTCTTGTCCAAAACTGTTAGCTTTGATTCTCCAACTTGACCAGGGACTTTAAATTTTTCAGGATTCATAAC